CGTTAGCTGGTCCTGTTATAAGTTCCGCACCTTTCTCACCTACCATTCCAACTTGACCAGTGCCTAAATAACCTCCATTATTAAAAGCTCCGATAGATTGTATGTTTGCCACAATGCCAGCACCTTGCGCGACAGCTCCGGCAATAAATGGAATGTTATAAGGAAATCCTACTTTCATAGCGTTAGCTATGTTTTGTTGAATTGAAAGCATAGCTTCAGCAATTGCAAAAGCTTTACTAGCTGCAAATATAGCCTTGTATATCTTTGTCTGCTTTCCGCCGTATTGTTCTAACGAAGAAAGAGTTTGATCTAATGCAGACCTAGTATCTGAGAAAACAGCTCTATTGATAGACATTAAATTGTCAGCATGTTTTGCTTCGATTTGTTCTCTCAGTTTTTCATATCCAAGTATAGATTCTATTTTTAAGTCTTGTGCTTCTTTAAGCATAGCTAGACTTTTATCATATTGAGCTTGTTCGTTAGCTATTTCTTTTTCGTAATTATACCCATCGCCCAAACGAGTATCTTGCATTATAGAAGATTCCAAGTTTTTGAAATCATTCATGGCATCTCTCATTTCATTAGAAAATTGTTCTGCTACTTCTTTTGCTTTAGGTGCGCCGTCTGTTATACCTGAAGAAACTCCTTCGGTCATAGCAAGACCTGCTTGTTTTAATTCAGGAGCTTTATTTTTTAATTCTTGATTTGTTAGATCTATAACTTCGCTTGTTTTTTGAGCTATTTCAATCGCACCCTTATCAGGTAAAACCATTGCGTCAGTAACACCTTCAAAATTTGAAAGAGCTTCTGTTTCTTGTTTTAACTCAGCTTGTTGTTTAGCAAAATCTGCTTTTATCTTATCTAATGAACCGCCTAACTGACTTTCCAAGTCTTTGATTTCTTTATCTATACTACCTTGAATACTGTTATCTTTAATTCCCTGTTGAATACCTTGCATCATGTCTTTACCTGTTTCGTAAAGCTCTTTTGTAGGTTTAACTTCAGAAGAAATTCCTTTAATAGTATTTTCAATTGCTTTGAAAAGATTATCTTTGCTCATTACAATTCCATTATAGATTCCTTCTATAATGCTTTTTCCTAATTCTATCCATTGTATGTCATGAATGTATTTGACTATGCCGTTGAAAATTTCTTTAAAGTAAGTTGGTATTTTTAACAGTTCTTTCAAAACCTTTAATCCAAAGATTTCAAGATTTGTTATAACTATATTAAAAGCATTTACAGCAAGATCTTTGAAGTAGCTCCAATCGTCTGTTTTTAGAGCTTTACTTAATTCATTCATACCCACACTCATAACATCAAGCCATGTTTTAACAACTGTTAAAATAACAGATATGTATGTTTCTATAGATTCTTTTAAAATCTTCCATGCACCTTGCAAACCACCTATAGGTTCAAGCATCGAATTAAGGCTAGAGATTGTGGAAATAACAGCTTCACTAACAATAGTGTAAAGGGTTGTCCACAATTCGCTTGCGACAGCAACAAAATCATTCCAGCTAGAAGAAATACCAGCTAAAAGATTGGAATTTTCATCTTTCCAATTGTTGAAATAACCAATTACACTATCTATAATTTCACTAAAGAATGTGCTAACTGTTTCCCAATTTGTATAGAGCAGATAAGCGCCTTCCGCCAAGCCTGCAATGACAGCGCCTATTGGGCCAGCAATCGCCGCCAAGCCTGCCAGAGCGGCAGATAAGCCACCTGCCGCAGTAATGGCAGGAAGAACCGCACCAAGGAAGGAACCTATTCCAAAAAGCAACGGTCCCATTGCAGCAGCTGCAGCACCCATAACAAGACCTAACTTAACTAGACCCGGATCAAGATTGCCTATGGAAGTCATCCATTGTGAAAACTTAGTTGCTAGATCGGCAATCACAGGAACAATGACTTTACCTATGTTAATAAAAGCGACATTTAAAGCAGATAGAGCTAACTGCATTTTGTTATCATCGGTGTTCATTGCTCTCTTCCATTCTTTAGTCAGAGAGTCTAAAAACTTAGAGTTATCGGCAGCTAGTTTTAAGTTTTCGTTTAGCAATTCAATTCTACCTATAACCGCCATAATAGGGCCAATTGATTCTTGCCCAAACAATGTAGAAATTATACCTGTTTTTTCATAATCTTTAGCTTTTCCTATAGCTTCTAAAACCATATTTATACCTTTTACGGCATCAGTTTTCATAACTTTAGACATTTCAACAGCATCTAAACCTATCTGTTTAAATGTTTCAGATTGCTTATCTGCCGTTGCTTGTCCTTTAGTTAAAGCAATAACAAAATTCTTCATAGACGTTGCACCTATATCAGAATTTTCAGAAAGTTGTTCAAAAGTTGTAGCCAATCCAACAATTTGAGAGTTAGTTAAGCTAGTAGCTTGTTTTATAGTAGCGCCTTGCTTTGTAACAATGTTTAAAATACCTTGCACACTACCAGAAGTATTGTCGGCAAAGTAGTTTACAGCATCTCCCATTTCTAATACTTCTTTAGTGGTTAGATCAAACAAGCTTCTAAGTTTTCCAATTATTTCACCTGCTTGTTTTGCTCCATTAACATTTCTTTCAAAGTCGAAAGCAACTGCCATTTTTTCAGCAGCTTCCGCAAACTCTAAAGCACCTTTAGATTGTTCGCCTAACTTACCTCCTTCACTAACTAAAGCAGCTACACCTTCAGCACCAATTAGAGAGTTTCTACCTATATTTAATATTTTCTTTTCAAAATCACCAATGTTAGTATCATTTAAATCAGAAACTTGTTTTTGCACATCGGCAAAAGCTACAGAAAAATTTCTAGCAGCATTAAAAGATAATGCCGCTACGGCAGACAAACTAGTTGTTACCGTAGCGGTTAGAACTTTACCTGTGTTCTTAAATCCATCAGATAGTTTACCTATATGAGCATTGGTTTTAGAAGTAAAAGCAATTGCTTCTTTTTCTGCTTTTGCTAGATCACTATAATCGACAAAAAGTTTTGAATATAGTGTTCCTAAATCCAATGCTCCTGTTGACATACTATCTTTTGTTTTTCTTTTGGGCTTTTAATTGCATTTCAAAATAGGCTTGCCATTCAATGAATTCATCATAAGGCATATCTTCTATTTCCCATGCAAATTTACCTAATTTTTCAGCGATAAAGAAAACAGCTTGTCTTACTTTGTCGCTGTTCCATCTTTTTTTATCTCCGCATCTTTCACATTGCAGAGTTCACTAGCAACAGCAGCTAACTTATCAAACCATCCGCCACAAGGACAAGATTCGAAAGCTTCTCTATCTGTTTCTTCAAATACTTTTTCATCACTATCAGGAACAAGAGTTAGTGTCAATACAGCTTCGATTTGAAAAGCGAAAATATCAAAATCAGTAACAGATTCACCGTTTTCATTTTGACTAATTTTCATAGCCTTTTTGCGAAACAATCCTCTCTCTTTCAAAGTTGGTTGCCTAACTTCAAAAAATTCACCGTCAATCTCTACTAGCTTACGTTCGAATTTTTTGCTAGAACCTAACGTCAATGCTCTTAATTTATCTTTATTCATATTCGGGTTGTTGTTTGTTTATTCTGGAAACCAATTAGTGATTAAAACTTCTCCATCAAGAAATCCAGCCTCTTCGTCTGTATAGTTAAAACTATAACTGAAATATGTTTTCGAGTTATTTCCACACAAGGAAAGACTTAAATCTTCTTGCTCTAATGATCCAATATCGCCGCTCAAAGAATCTGTTTCTATCTGAAACCATCCTTTAATAAATGTCTTAGAAGCTCCGGGATTTATACTAACAAAAATAGGAGTTTTTGCAAGTTTAGCTTCTTTCAATTTGTTATTGCTAAAATCATTCCATCTTGTGAAACTGCAACTAATATCATGAATACCACAAACTTTGCTTCTATAACCCGGACTAACTTCTGAATCACTGTGAAACGCACTATCATCTAGCACATCGCCTCCTATTTCAAGAGTATATTCTTTAGCACCTCCTATAAAAGATAACGGAATATACCTACCTGTTAATTTTGGAGAATCCACTGAGTCAGAAACTAAAATAACACCTTCTAGGTAATTTATTTTTTCTATAACAACGGGATTGTCGTCAATGTCTGTTACTGTTATAACATGATTAGCAGATAAAACTCTTTTTAAAGAATTTGTTATTCTATAAACCCCGTCTGCAAATTGAGTCAAAGGTTCATCTGTAATAATAACAGGAGTTCCACCGATTTTCAATTGTGCTTTGTATCCTGCTACTCCACTCATATTATTAAGCGGTTGCTGTTAATGCACCATTACCTTGCAAGCTAATGGAAACAGTTTCTAAACCTCCAACGTCGCCAGAGTGAGAAAAGGTTTCCACAATAACATTGCCTTGCAAGCCGTTTACATCTACCGAACCTGTCGGGAGATAGCGCATTTTTATAGTTGCTCTAGTCAGCTTTGCTGTTTTAAGAACGTCAAAACCTTTAGCACCGCTAGCAGCATCGTTAGGTGCATTACCAGTTAGAGGTTTGAATATAGAATCTGCATTCATGCTAAAATCAGAAAGACCATGAATGCGAGAACGATAACCCGCGTTTGTTGCCATTTCTGTGTCATCCAATACATCACCTCCAATTTCCAAACTAGGTGACGTTGCGGGAAGTTTATACCAATTTGTTCCACCATCGGCACTAACTTCTAATTTTTTTACGTATGCGGCTTGTCCACTCATTGTATTAGTTTCTATTTATGTTTTTGTTTGTGTCTATCATTACTCTGTAATTAGAGCTAAATAAAGAATTGTTTAATTCGTCTCTACCTATAAAAGCTATGTTTGATTTTACCCATATACCTATTATTTTTTCTTCACTGTTTATCAATTCGCATATAGGTAATTCTGAAGATTTGCCGTAGTATTGTTCAATGTAAGAATTTAAAGATTCTAGCAAACAAACAGATTGACCAGATGGAGTATCTTTAATGTCTATGCTTTGAAGAATTACTTTTATTTTATTCAGAGCATTGTATCCATCTTGATATGTTTTTGATCTTGATAAAATTTGAATACTATGATCGTCTATTTTATTTACAGAATCTTGTTCACCTCCACCGCTGTCAATAACAGTAACACAATCGCGGGGTTTCTCTGGCATAAATCCGATAAACATATTACTAGCTAGAACAAAATCAGTAGGTAAACATATTTGAACGATATTAGCTATAATATCAGAAGGTGTTTTCCAGCTAGACGAATCAATAACCATTAGAGTTTTGCAGCGTTATGAATGATTTTTAATATGTTAGTTTTATTTTCATCAACAGCTTTTTCGAGAAATTTGTTTGTCGCTTTTCCTTGTGGATCCCAGTAATTACCTTTAGATCCTTTACGTTTTTGACCTTTCAAAGTCATAGGTTTTTCATGAACAGCCGCAGCATAGTTAGCAGTAAATCCAACTATACCTCCAACGGCACCTTTTGTCTTTTTTACGTCTGTGTATGCACTAGCCTTTAGATTTCCTTCGTCAACAGGCACTCTTTGTTGAGCTTCTACTTTTACAAATGCAACAGCTAACCTAACACCTTTATCGGCTCCATCTTGAAGCTTTTTCATTGCTTTAGATAGGTTATTTAGAAAAGCTTTGTTACTTGCGTTGCTCATTTAGATATGCTACATTAACAAATTTTGTGCCTGAACCGTTGCGATAATTAGAAATTGATTTAATAGGTCTGAAATCATCTTCACTATCTCGAAGCTTAACCAAGTCACCTATGTTAAAAACGACAGATTCATCATAATAGATCGTTGAAGTTGAAACAAACTCAATTCCTTTTTCATTTTTTACAACTTGTGTTTCATTGTTATATCTTGCTTGCAGTTCTAATTCTTCATCGTCATGAATGTCTTGCGAGAATTGGTCAATACCTGTTTTTCTCCTAACTAAGACTGTATCAATTAGTTTTAAAGACATTACAAGACTTCGAAAGTTGGTTTTGTTATCTTACGGTTAGGATCATCTAACTTAGCAAGTGTTTTAGAGCTATCCAAGAAAATTGCTTGTTGACCAAATGTGGTAGCTTTCAAACCTAATCCAGTTGTTATATTAAAAGTGGTCGAAGTTGGGCCGATTGTTTCAGACTTAACTTGTCCTTCTTTTAACAATGCAAAATGAGCAGCTAAATTTTTTGTTATAAGTCTAAGTATGGAATCGCTTAAACCTTTATCCAACAAGTATTCACCGACATAAATAACAGCCATGTCAATAAATACAGATAAGTCATTACCTGATAAACCAGCAATTGCTTTTATATCATCGCTAACTAAAACTGGATAATTGTATCCCATATTATTAAAAAGTGAGCGGGATGATTAGGAGGATTATCTAACCATCCCGCTCTTACTATATTGTCCCTAACAACCCTTAATCCTCAGATTCAATTGCTTCTTTTAATTCCTCGTTTTCAAGCTCTAACTCAGCAATACGAGCAAGTAAACGGGAGTTATCGGATTCGACACTAACTCCATAAGTAGCTTCTGGATCAATAATTTTATTTGTCAATCCAACAGTTTCTTGTTCAGTTAGTTCAATCTTGTCACCTTTGATATAAACCTTTTCAGGTGTATGATGCTTTCCTGAAGTGATAACGTATGTTTTTGTCATTGTATTATTTAGTTAGCATTAGCTCCAATGAGCAACTCCGCAGTTACCGTTTTTGTCAGATTTAATACGAACAACTCCAGCGGTAAACAGTTTAAATTCCGTTGCAAGTGGTTGCATGCTCCAAGCAATGTTAGTTAAATCTTGACCGATTGCAAGGTCAATGGTTTCACTTGTAGCTTGAAACATAACAACATTAGATGCTGTCAAATAGTCTCCACAAATAACATCTTCGATGTCCGGTAATTGCTTGATGCGATCAAGAATTGTATTATCACCTTTGTTTGCCGAATAGTCATCCGCAAGATTCAACCAATAGTTCTTTGGAACAGTTAGGATGAAAGGACCATACATATTATCGTTTAGCATTGCTGCAAGCATAGCCTTGACATCAGTCAAGACGTTAGCTGCACTTGCCCATGCGCTAGTGATAGACCCTGTATTACGACTAGGATGTGTCGTTAGACCATAGACAGTATTACCAGCAACAGAGATTTGCGAAGCACCGTTATAGATGTGAGTCTCAAATTCATCCGCAACAATACGAGTTGCAATTTCAATTTGAGCCGTATCTAATGGAGTTCCACCCCGACGACTAGAAGCTAGACGACGAGCATCTAGCTCAAATTCTTTGTGGAAAATAGGCACTGGCACACCAACTTCCGAGAAAGTTAGAGTATCTTGGTTAGCACTAGTGCGACCGCTCATAGAGATATTAGCACCCGCCATGTCTCCGCTTTGCTCATACATGCTGAGAATAACACCTAACCCGCCTAGATTCTTAACAAGACCCTTGCTCTTTAAAAGCTGAGTCATTTTAAGACGCTTACGAGCGATACCAATCATTGCAGTATCATATAACAATTGATCCTCATGACGAAGAGTAGTAGCATTGCTAACTAACTTACCTTCTGCATTAAGAATTGCACAGTTTCCGCCACCGGAAAAAGCATTTTTTGCATTACTAATCATTTTCTTATTTGGTTATATTTTAGATTTTTTGTGCTTTGATAAAAACAGAAGTTGCCGCATTAGCACTATTATCAACTGCTTCGATCGCTCTGAACATTGACACACTAGCAGGTGTATATGTATATACACCCGAACCAAGTTGAGAAGCAGCTACAGCTTTCTTAACTCCACCGTCACCATCTGGAGTTAACAAGTCACCGTAAACAATCGCAGAGGCGGATGGAGCAACTTTTACTTGCACCTCCATACCCGGAACCAATGCCCTAGCATAAACGGTTTCACCGTTAGCATATACAGTGTCCTTGTCTTTACCGTTAATGCTATTTTCAATAGCAATCAATGGAGCGGCAGCGGTTCCGTTAGCATTACAACGCAAAAACGTAGTATCACTAGAACGCTCAACCAAATGACCGGGATAAATACCAGCTTCGTTTGCTTTAGCTTCAAACTGCAAGGCGCGTCCAGCGCCTAAAATAATAATAGAATTGTGAGCACTCATTTGTTATAATTATTTGATATTAGTCAAGAATGACGGACGGAGCTTTATATTCGTTGTTAACAGGTTGAGCACCTCCAACAGAATAATCAACTGCGGTTTCCACATTAACAAGCAGTGCATCTAGTGCATCTTCGTTAAAACTAGCAACAATTTCTTTGGTAAGATTTTTGTTATGAGTAAGAACAGTTTCCCGTTTCTTGTCTAAACGCTTATCTTCGTTAGCTTGCAAACGTGCAAGTGTGGCTTTCTCAGCATTGCTAAGACCGTTATTAATAGGAGTATGACCCTTGCATGCACAGTTAGTTTTTACTTCATTCCCTTCATCGTCGAAGTTGAATCCGTGCTTAGTAGCAGCTTCTTCTAACTTGTTATCTTCGCTATTAGCAAACACAGCGGCAGTTACTCCTAGAGCAAGCGCCAAAGCATTAACAATTGCTTCTTTCTTTTTTGGCTTCATTTGTTGTTTATTTGTTATTGTTTCAGCACTTACCGGAACATATTTACGCTCTAATCGAACTTCTATATTTTCCCCGACAAGAATAATTGTTTGTTTTTCGTCACTTGTATAATTACGACGATAATACTTGTTACCGTTTTCATATACAAAATACTGGTCAAAAACGTCTAAAATATAAGGGTAAAATTTATCCCCTAACTCAGCTTTCAAAGCATGATAAATACCTTCTCTAATTTGATCGAAGGATTGTTCGTTAGTAAACAATCCTTTTATCCATGCAAAGAAACCTTTTTTGCTGTTATCATTATTAACACGCATAGCACCACATCCATTTTTAATAGAACAGGCACCTATATCGTTAGGTAAAAGTGCAAGATGATCGGGACGAATTCCTGAGATAGTGTATTCATAACTCGTTTCGTTGTATGTTCCTTTGCTTTCGGTAGTATTACCGTAAAGACCCGTGGAAACTTCCATTAGTTCACCTGCTTCTAACTTGGTTATAATATCTTCATAACCTAGCTTGGTTGCTTTTTTTATGTTCAACCATATTTCACCTTTAATTGCTAGTAAATCACTATCCCATTCGACGTTATAAAAACGTCCTATATTAACTGTAGCTTCACAAACAGTGTTATTTGCTGTGATATGATTACCATCCGCATTCATCGGATGATTTACCGGAACAGGAACACCGTTCCAAGTATTAGCAAAAGTTTCTAACTCTTGTGCTGAATAAAAAATGTTATTCAAAACACCTTCTTTAATAGCAATACAAGGTATGACTAAGTGTTCTACATTGTCTAACAACTCTCTACGTGCAACGGCATCTAAAGATATATTTGAAAGGATGAGTAATGGATTCATTCGATCTCTCGTAATGTTTCGAAATTGATACTATACTATTGCTAGAAATACAAGAACAAAATCAGATTTTTTTCAGATTGTCTGGATCAATGTATGCAGATACCGAACACCTGCAATTAGGCTCACCTATAAGAAGCAAAGCATCATCGGGTGTATAAATGTTATTATTTCTTTGATTGTGTGTAGCTCGTTCTCTAGCATCTTCCGCGCCTATCCATATCATATTTATTACCACACCTGTCTCTTTTTGAAGCAATTCAGCCTCTTTAATACTGGCTTGATTGTGCGATTCAACAATCTCTGTTCTAGCAATAAGTTTTGCTCTATTTATACCTATTGAATCAACCCTATCTATCATAGCTCTAGCTACATTTTTAGGATTTTCACCTTTAATCATTCCTTCAGATAAAACACGCGACATTTGAGAACGCATTGTATCTGTTACTCCTTTCATGTCGTTAAAACTTCTAGTGTATAAAAACTCAGCACGTTCCAAGTGAGCAGGATTGAGCAAAGGGGAATAGTTAGGCAATTTAGCCAAATTGTAAATTCCCCTTTCAGCTATAACACGGGTTTTTCTAGCTCCTTTGTCATAAGCATCGCCTATGTATGTATCAAGCCAATAATTGTTAGGTTTTATAGATCCGTCTTCTATACCTAGTATTTCTTTGTTTACTATTTCTTGCAGATCTTTGTTGAAAGCGTCTATCTTGTCATTATCTCGCAGATAATCATAATCTCTAATAGGAACTAATGAAAATCGTTGATTGACATTTGTAACAAGCTTTCCAATGTATATAGAATCTCTAACAAATTTACGTATAGACATGAAACGTCTATCTATTTCTTTTGATGCCTTATTACGGATCATCAAAGTTTTAGTAGGGTCTGATTTAGCGGTTAACATTATTTGCTTATAGATATAATTTTACCACAAATAATGCAATAATCTACAATGTATGTTTGTTTATTTGTCATTTAGCAACAGGTAATTTAACAACAGGTAATTTAACAATAGGATTTTCCTCTAATGATTTATCAATAGCAGCGTTTTCCTCTTCTATAATTTTGTTAATTTCATCTTCCCTATATTCTAACTCTAATACATCTTCGACAAATTGCTTAGGTGGAATGATACTGTCTGCTCCAACAGAATTAGCATAAGTAGCAATTGCACTAGCAAGCTTTGTGGCAATTTCTGCTTTGTCTTTGTTACTTATATTAGTCAAGCTTGGCCATTCCCATTCATAGGCTTTACCTTTATCCAAAGTCTTTATTAAATTAAGCTCTATCATGTAATCAATGAATACATTCAATATATGGCTTTCACAGAAATTCTTTTGTCTGTTCTTAATTTGTTTCGACCAGTTAGTTTCATCTTGTGAACTAGCCAATTCACCCGCTTCATTTCCTAACAAAATGCGTTTTGGTATAGCTGTTGTTCCTGCAATTATACTAATACAAATATCGAATTGATCTTTAGGGCTTTCTACTTTTTGCACAATAGGCTTTATAGTAAAACCTTTAGTCCGCATTGTCCTTGTTAGATTGTGCTGGTAAGCCTCTATCTCTTTTTTCAAAGCTTCTTTATCTTCAGCACTACCTAAATCGGCATCTGCTTCAGCTTCTAGTGCCATTCCGCCTCTAGCATTAAGCCAAAATACTTCAGCACTACCTCCGCTAACTTTTTCAAGATCAATTAATTTATTCCATATAGGCTCTAACACAGATTGACCTTCATATTCCTTATCTAATGTTCTTTCAGCTACGTGCAAAACACGCGAATAATGAACTGTGCGTTTCACTTCAGTTTGTGAACCTACCGTATCAGACAAAGTTAATTCGTATGTTTCAGGTAATCCAAATCTTTTGTTTTGAGGATCTGTTATAAATGTTTTAATAACAGCTACATCTTCAGCCAATGGTTTTACATAAATAGGCTTTGTGCCTTTCAAAACAGGTTCACTTAAATCTTTACCGTCTGAAAATCCTATATATAACACAGCATATTTCCCAAGATTAACTAAAATATCTAATTTACGTATTTTTTGCCAGAAATCCAGTTCTTCTAGCAAAGTATCTACATCTGATTCCCAAGCTGTTCGATCTTGCTCTTTACTATCTTCTACAATTAAAGGCGGGCAAGACCAGCATTCATTAGGATAAGCATCAACGATTCTTGTGGCAATATCACCCCTCTTGTATTTGTCCCTAAAATCTTTTATTGTTATTTTGTCAGGATAACCAAAGATAGACCAAGTATCTCTTTGTCCATCATGAGTCATACCCATGCCCAAACTAACTCTTGCCATGTCAAACAAGTTTTGTATAATGTTCATTTTATTATAGTTATTTTTGAAAATATATTACCAAGTTCCAGCTTCTTTTTTATTAGGCATGAATACGATGTCAATAGCGTCTAACATAGTGTCAACCTGATCGTCGTTTGCATGCGTCATATCGCCGCTGAATTCTAGCAATTCAGTCTTGAAGTCAAGCGTAAAAGCAGACTGTTCCGGTATAAATACCTTACCGCTTGCAATATACGGAACACCATCCATTGCACGGGTTAGCTTGTCGATATTCCTTTGTATTGCTTTAATAGGAATAGCAGGTGAAGATTGCTTACGTATGTATTGAATCAATCCTGTTCCACTTGCTTTATCTTCTACATAAGCACATCTCAGCTTTCCAGTTGTAGAACTAGGGTTAAAATGTTTTGACCAGAATGCGTTAAAATTAGCATTCAATTCAGGCGCTTCCCATTTACCCCGTAACTGATCTAACAAATACAAATTGCCTTGTAATACTCCCCACAATTGCAAGACGGAATAATCGTTTACTTGTTTCGTCTTTTGTGCCGTATCAGCAGTAATAAATCTATATTCTGGAATGATCGAACCAAGTTTGTAATAGCGTATCCATTCAGATTTAAATATACCACCACCTAAAGGACTAGGATCTTGATCGTATTGAGCGGAGTATGTATAAATATCTGCTTGTTTCAGATTCTCTAATTCTTCTATATTATGTTTGTAAGACCACAAAGGACCATCAGGTAAATTGTGTTTGATAGGTATAGCGTGAGTGTATTCTTTACGTTTCTTGTTTGAGTCTATCAATGCAGGTAAATTTAAATGATGCCACTTGCAATTCATTCCGCCATTTAACAAAAATGCACTTGGATCTTTTACACTAATCCTTTGCATGATAACAATCATAGGCGTTTCACTCTCTTTCATTAAACGAGATCGAAAAACACTGTTAAATCTGTTATTGATCTTTTCAACCATTACATCACGATTACCGTCATCAGGCTTGATAGGATCATCAAGTATGAATGCGCCGCTGAATCCCTCTTCAGGTTGACCGGCTCGAAAGCCTGTGATTGGTCCCCCTGCCGCTCTAGCTTGCAAACCTCCTCCTTTGGTGTTCTTCCATGCGCCTTTAGCCTTGCTATCATTTCGCAATTCCATTGGCCATAATTCTTGATATTTGTCAGATGTTATAATGTCTCTGACTTTGGTAGAGTTTTCTAATGCTAAATTGTTTGAATATGTAGGATGTATAAATCTGGATCTAGGATTTTTTGCCAGACACCATGCCATGAAATGAACAACAGCTAACTCTGTTTTAGTATATCCCGGCGGCATGTTTATAACAAGACGCTTTATCTTGCCATCATATACTTTTTGCAATGTTTTGGCTAACAGTTTATGATGCTCTGATATAATCATTCTATCACCCATTACCTCTTTAAAAAAGTAACGACAAAACGACAAAAAATCTTGCTCTAACTGGTAGCGCAAGACTTTTAATGCTTGTTTGCTTTCTAGTATATCTGTCACACACTACTAACTTCAGGTTGTTTTCCTAACTCTTCTAAAATCATAAAACCTGTAACACACCAATTGGCTGTTTTATTAGCATAAGCCTTGAAACATTGATCGCATACATCCCTATGCCCTGCTAAATCAATTAGCAGTTTCATACATGATTCAGGAACTTTTCCGTTTACTAGTTGTATTTTGATAGGCATATTAGTATGTATTTTGAAACTCTCTAGCAATTGCTTTCATTTCTTCAGGTGTAAGCTTGTCTGATTTAACAGTTTCAATATCATTAGTTGATTCAGTATATCCTTTTAAATCACAAATAAGCTTCCATGCCATTATTCTAGCAGTCTGTGTTTTAGACTTTCTATCCATTGCTTCGATATATAGTTGATTGATAACTGTATCTCTAGTTATTTCAGGAACAGCTAATCCCCTTAACTCTAGCATGGTCTTAACTAAATCAGGCGGACCTTTTGCCCATTGTGGGTTAGGTGCAAAGTCCGGAATACCTGAAGTATCTATGTCATCGTCATTGTCCATACATATACATTTCAAATTCTTTTTTAGCTGTTTCAAGATCATTCACACAAATAACCCTGTAACCTTGTGAATCTAACATAAGCATCATGATTTTTTGATCCTCAGTAGGTTTATTTCTTTTAACCTTAAACTCAATAAACATTCCGTTATAGTTTCCGCTAGGTATAGGAATGTTTACATCAGGAATACCAGCTTTAACCCCTTCTGCTTTTAAACGTCCCGCTGTTATCTTGTCTCTAGTTCCTCCATTAGGTATAGCATGAGCAAGAATTAAATTAGGCGATTGCAAAACATATTGAGATATCCACACAAAGAAACTTTTTTGTAAATCATGTTCATCACCCTTATAAGCATGTTCAAACGGCAATAACAAGTCTATATGAGCAGGTAATGTAAAATTCTGTCCATAAGTAAGCGCCAATTTTTCTTTAACCAAAAAGGGTATCATATTCGGAGTGAGTGTTATTCTTTGTTACTACCTTGGCAATCTTTTTTGCAGGTATAGGTGAAACTTTCTGTTCTATTTCTCGCAATATCCGATTCGCCGCACATTCAACCATTAAGGGGTAACTAATAGCATAACCAGAGTTAGCGTTAAGATCGTCTATTGTTACAAGATGCTTGTGTATATGCTCTATCTGATCCCAAGACATTTTAAGCCAACTTGTAAGAGTATCAAAGTCTTTATCTGATATAATAGGACAAGCAAGGCGATAGTATAGGAACGAATGAATGAGCCACCAACTTAGACATTGGTTAGCCGATGTAATGTTTTGTATGATAGAGTTAGGATGACTTGTCTTTAGGGGTTTCATCGTAGCAAAATTAAATAGAAGTAGAGGCACAAGGTCAATCTTAATTTCCACAATTCAGCGGCGATATGACGCAACTTTTGTGCATTAGCAAGTCAGAGACTTTTGCAGGATTAGGGCATTTGCAAGTTATTTTAGCTATGACTAAGAATGATTTTTTTTATTTGTTGTTATTTATGTTATTACATATTACCAGAGATTTGTATAAACAGATGACAGAGGTTTTGACAGAGAATATGACAGATATATATGTAATATATAATATATTAATAATTAATGAGTTATATAAAATAACCAGCTGTTTTTCAAGTGTCTGTCAAGTCTGGGAGAGGGGTAGGGGGATTCCTTAACGCAACTTTTTTGCGTTTGCTTAACTATAGATAAGCACACGTTTTTTGACCCTTTTTAGGTCTTTCTTAGTGACAGA